TATATATATAAATGGATTCGATTCTTGGTCAAACTGGCCCGCCATACGGTAAAGGTTGTATTGTAAATTACTCTTGGGTCGGACAATAGATGTAAATTTATTGTAGCATTGGGATAGTTGTCCGCCATTACTTGTTCTTAGTGTCTGTTGTAATCCTTGGTTATTAGGGGCTTGGTTCCATATTGTTCCGGCTAGTACATTACCTTGTTGTGTTACCGCACACTGGGGCACATAGGTTACCTCAAAGTAAAGAGGTCTGTAGTTCTGGTAACCTTGTGCGAGAGCACCTATTCTCGTACCTATCCAATACGCTGGGTTAGCTGGTATTATAGTAATTACTTGTGTGGTTTGTATTGGAGCAGTTAGTGTGTCCGGAATCGTGTATATCAAATCTCTTCCACTAACTGTAGCCGATGTACCATTCTGTCTTAGTATACGAAAATCTTTACTAAATTTGGTTCTCGTGGCCATGGGTATTGTGTTTCTTGGCTTTGTTTTAGGTTTCTTGGCTTTAAACATACGCTTATTAGTCTTAGTATTTTTCTTTGGTCGCATTGTAAAATCTGTTTTGGCCCATTAATAAATCTAATTCATGTGGATCAAATTCGCTGTTAATTTGGGCGTTTATCTTCCTCAACTCTTCTTGGTTAAATACTTGTGTTTGTACTGTGTAGTATTCTTTCATACTTTCCCAATATGTCTTGTTCTCCTTTAATTTTACTCCATTACTTCTGGTCTTAATTTCATACATTATACGCATTCCTTCATTTTCCAATTCTAACGTTTTTCTAATATTGTCGAGCATTGTCTCCTGTTTCTCCAATCTAGCTACTTGTACTGGATATTTATCTTTTAGCACCTCATACAATTTGTTCCAATGCCAGGCGGCTATATCAAATACATCTATTCCCTTGTAACTGGCATTGAGGGATTGGGCTTGTTGTTGGGCATATACAGCTAACATTGGTAGGTTGTACATTTTGGTTTTTCGGGCATATAAAGACAAGTTGTACAACTTAGCTGGATTACGTGTTAACATTATCTTCTCAGTATCATAGTACCAGCTCCTTAAACTACAGAATTTAAATGTTGTTGGGTCTCCTATCTCCAAGAATTTATTAATCTGGCCAATCCCATATACTCTATTATCATATTCCGGTTCGCCTGGTTTAGGTTTAAATTTGGATAAGAAGTATCTTTCATAGGCCAACCGTATCAATTCATCGACAATATTAGTCCTATACATAACGGAGTAATCATCTCCCTTACTAAATAGTATGTAATCCTGGTCGTATATCCATCCCATCTTGTACTGTACAAATCTGTTATACATAGCCATTCTCATTGTGTTCATTAAGGTCGTGTCGCAATCTCCAGAG